TGTTAGACCTAATGCGCCCATTTCTTCTTTACGAACTAAATCATCTAAACGAGATTCAAGTCCTTTTTCATATTTAGATTTGAAAAGTTTAGGAGCAGCTTTTAGTGCTGAAGCTCCTGCTGCTACTAACATCGATAATGTGATAGGGTCCATATTTTTTAAGTTCCTTCTATAAAATAGATAAAGTCAAGGTTAGATGATATGATAGATTTCTTTAGCTTCTAAATAAGCTGCGCGCGCGGCTTCTTCGGTGTCGAAGAGTCCAAGGTGAATATACTTTCCATCTACATGAATATAAGCTTGCCACTTGCCTTTTGCCTTGTTGAAACAACAACCTTTGGCCGTCCGTCGGTTCCATTGGTTTTGTTGATTCGTTACCCATCGAAGATTTGAAACGTGATTATTCGACCGGTCACCGTCATAATGGTCTACCTGGGGTTTATTCTCTAAGTTTTCAACAAAAGCCTCTGCCACTAATCGGTGGAGATAATGCGTCTTTAACTTTTTGTCTTTGAAAAGACCAACCACGTAATATCCGCGTCTGTTCTTAACAGTCTTCAAATTCTTTATTTTTCTTGTCCCATTATAATTCAGCGAATAGACGTGTCCATCTTCGTCAATTTGATAAAGTCCTTCGTATCCTTTTATATCTTTTCTCATGTATGTCATACCTCCAATAAAAATATAATCACGCTTGGTATTGAGGCAAGCTAAATATAGTACACTTCAATCAGTAGATTGCGAGCAGTTGCTTTTCCAGTTTCTACTTTCGGATTAATACACACTTGAAGATCATGATATCCAGCAGATAACGATAATCTATGAGTAAACATTACTTGTCGATAACGACGCTCGGTTGGGTCATAGCCATCAGGGTCAAGAGTACCAGCCAAAGTACCTAATCCTTCAAATACATATCCGCGAGTACTCTCTAAGAATGAAGTAGTCCCGGCTGTATAATCTGTGTGTCTCAATAGAATTTTGTTTTCCCACAAACCGTTTCCTGGACCACCCGACGCGTTTGAATTTGTATAAGCATTAAAGGCTCCTTCAAATGTTATAATAACATCAGCCGTTTCTTCTAAATAAATCTGTTCGCCGGCGCCGTGAAGATCCTGGTAATCTGTTGAAGTCGTTGAGGTTTGATCTGCTGTTTTTGTAGTGCTTGTAAAATACGCTGCGTCTAGTGGATAGTCAGTTTTATTCTGCCCACATATAATGCCAGACATAAACTTCATTGAATCATTTATTGGATTATATATTCCAGCTTCAATATCATCAAAGTCCAGTGATTCGGATAAGATATCGCCTTGAATAATATCTTGGTTAAAGTATTTCTTCGCGCCCTCTTCGTTTGTTGATTGATTGGCAGCCGTTAATACTGTTCCGTTCGCATAGGTATAATCTCTAGTATAAGAAGACATTTTATAAGGTTCCTAGTGTTTTGATATAATCGCTTGAATATTGTGACGCGTCACAGCTAAAGTATTCCCGGCGCCGCCGTTGCTTCCAACTATGGTTTGTAATTCTAACTTTTCAATTTCCAAAGAAGGATTTGTTATTAAGAGAATATCAGAGAAAGAAAAAGAACGCCAGTTACTCCCCTCAGGAGTAACACCGTATGATATAATTGTGCGTCGCGCTTTGGAATTAAACGAGTATCCAGCTTCGGCAACTGAAATAGGTAATAAAGGACTACCACCGGTATTATATGTCATCAGTATTCTAAAACCAAAATAGTTATAAGAATCTTCGGTTCCTTGCCCGTCGCCGTCGTTCACTAGTGTAATATCTCCAATAAGACCTGAAGCAGAAACACGAAGTATTGAATCAGAACCGGGAGTTGTATTAATATTAGCGATCTCCGCTGGTTGACCTAAGACAGTTATTGTCTCCCAAGTATTTTCAGTAGAAGTCGTCCACGCGCTAGTAGTAACATTATCATAAGAACGAATAATATTCATAGCAGGAGCAACATAATGTGCGCGTGTTGCCCAGTTATTAGCTGTATTGTTTTTATTAATTGTAAGAGTTTCTAAAGAAGAATACGGAGCATTTAAATCTGATGCGCTTGGTGTATCTCCTGCTTCTACTGGTTCTTTATTTATGAATGCCATATTGTTAACCTCTTATCTAAAAGTATTGCGAGCCCAGATACCTGCGCCAAAGATATCTAGTAGTGTTGTAGGATCCTCAATGACTGTAGTGTCGCGACCCGTTATAACTTTAAAACGAATATCTAAAGTTATAGTTCCGGAACCAACGCCTAGTTTATAGGGAAGATTGATGGTTGTTCTGTTTGTATAAATCTTATCTGTTTGTGCTATTAAAGAATCGTTAGCAAATACAGCCCATTCGGTATGCCAACCATAACCATAAAGTTTTGGAGCTGATGGTGAGGTACTGGAGCGAACTACTTGTATGCCATGATGAAAATCAATATTCGCACAACCGGATAACATACCTTCTTTACAATTCATATTAATCGGAAGATAACCAAAACTAAAATCACTGAGCTTGTTCCAACCCGAAGTCCAATTACTAGTTGTCAAGTCAATAGAAACAACCGGCTCGTAAAAGTTTAAACTTCCTTCAAAGGTATTCCACTTTCGATTGCGTCTATACTTTTGGAATTGTCCATCCCATACTAACTGCTTATGACCCGAAACTGTTGTCTCTGAACCTACACCTGGAAGCATTTGATTAGCTGATATTGAGTTGATAGGCATATTATTTGAGTTGAGATTACCATTTACTTCATCAATAACTTTGTCGAGGTTATTATTAAATGATTCAGCGCGAGCCTGCTGAAAAGGATATAATGGTAAATCTGTGAAAACTTTAGACATTAGCGTGACTGTCCTTTTTGAATATTGATTGCTTGATTGAGTGATTGCTGTTGTACGGTATCGAAGTTTATATGGAATGAAAGAATATGGAACGGCGTGTTTGTAGGTCCCGGAGATTGCTGGGATGTTTGTAGTTTAAACTTGAAATGGTTTATAAGTTTTGTATTTACATCATATCGCAAGCGAACGATTCTCGGGTCACTAGCAACGCTACTATTTATTGTGAATGGTGATTTTGTAATTGTAGAGTCTTCGTTGAAGACTGCATCTTCGTTGGTAGTATAAAGAACTTCAGATCTAGTAGGCTTTTGAATTGAGGCCGAAGTGAAAGAATAATCATAGTCAGTCGAATAAAGCAATTGTAATAATTGATCTCCGTACGATAATACTTCTACTTCTACAGAATAAACTCTGTGTTTTACAGAGTTATCACCAAAATCTATCCAGTTTGATTCCCAGATAGGTCTAGGCTTTGTTGCTTGATCAGAGACAGCCCATTGGATTTGTTGTTCTCCAACTAAAGATACCGTTGCAGATTGCCCAAAGTTGTTATTGCCGCTCCATACTAAAATTGGACCAATGCGTTCTGAAGTAGAGTTTAGAGTACCAGGAGCACCAGTCCAAATCTGTGGATTACCGAGAAGAAAGTTTCCTTGTGTGTCAGTTGTCATGCATGTAAATGCCATTAGATTTGAACTTTTATTTGAATCGTGTCTCAATGAAAACTGACCGATATCCGCATGGAATACAATTCCTCTTCTAGCGAAGCGCTGACCTCTCTCTGCATAATGTACCCAATATTCTCTTTCCTTTTCTGAATAAGCAGCAAAGGCTCTTGGTAGCGCAGCTTTATTTAGAACGTCTAGTTCTTTTGTTATAGTCTCTGATATTCTATTCATACTAATTTGAGAACCACCGTCTAGACCGCCTGTAATGGCCCATATGGCTTCTTCGTTTAAAAAGAGGATACCTAACCCTGGAACAAGCTTACAAGAGTTTGTAGCTATTGTTCCGATGTTTGAAGACACCGTAGCGTGGGTATATAGACCATTTGAACCTTGGCGAATAACATCGATAGCATTTCTTCTAAAGACAAGTAAGTTATTGTAATAAGGAACTATCGCTGTAATGTGTCCGCCTACTGTATTACCAAGTTCAAAATAAGAGGTAGCAGCAAACTGTTCAGGCAATCCTGCTTCAGAATAAACAATAGTAGTAGGAGAGTTATCGCCTCCACCAAGCCATATTCTATTATTCCAAGTAGCGCCATATTTAAAGTTAGAAGATATCTTTTTTGAATCAATAATAGAAGGCGCTGGAATAATAAGTTGTGAATCTGGGATAATATCAATTAAAAACTGACAAGCGTTATCTTCTACTTCTCTAACAAAATAAAAGTTTGCATCATTAGCGCCTGTTGCGCCAACAACACGTACGTTCTTGCTTCGATAAAGTCGTCTTGCCACTGTGCCTTTTGGACCTTGTGGAAAGTCAAGAACAACACCCCATTTATAAACGTTAGCCGGCGTTGCTTCTAAAATCCATTGAACTATCGCTACTGATGAAAGTGTAGATTCAGCGCCAGAACTTAAAATATAAGTCATGCGATATTCATAAAAATTTGTATTTACATCGCCCGTATAACCAAGACCTTCAATATCATTAGCAATAAAAGCAGGAGCACCTACGCCTGATCTTAAATCTGTGCCGGTTAAATAATCGGGTTGTGGATTTATAGCTTTTGGCGCGGCTGAAATAGAAGTGATGCCAAAATCTCGATAGTCCTTATTACCTGAAAACCAAATGGGCTTATCGTATCCGTTAATAATAAGAAGGTTTTTTCCATAAGGAATGTATTGCGTGCCTGCGTCTGTAACCTTTGGAATATGGCGGTTAGAAGCTATTTCAATAAAATCAGATAGATAATCGCCCGTGCTCTTGTTTCCCCAGAAATAACCTAGAGTCCCGCCTACTTCAACGAAATGATAAACCTGACCTGAACCAGCCTTCTCCCAAACATATATAGAATCTACTTTAGAACCTAAATAAGTTGAAAGCTGATCTGCTGTTAATGAAGTTGTAAAGGTGGTCGGAAATTTCCACCAACTCTCAAGACCTCTATCAAATCTCCAACCACCACCAGAAGGATCAACACGCCCATTAACAACCTTTTCAGCAAAACCTATCTTGCCTTTGAAACGGTCATCAATACCAGAGGCAGGTACAAACTGGAATGTTTTAGACTTTAAAGACATTAGTTAAGTCTCTTCAAACTATTCGCGTCAAACCGCCATGAACCTTGAGATGGACCGAATTGTCCTCTTACGATATTGGCGTCTATTCTGTCGCAGTATCTCTTTTGTAATTCTTTTATTTCTTTTTCATATCTGGAAGAATAGGTTGCAGCTAACGAAGGTTGTCCAACTTTCAAATAAATATTCTCTAAAGCTTTGTAGACTATAAGCTGATGAAACTCGAAGGGGAGTTCTGGGGAATCAGTTGATAGCAAAAGTTCCAAAGGCTTCTTATAATATCGAATAACACCGTCTCTTACAAAATCATGATATTGAGTTATTATTTCGCTTTCATCTTTAGCCTGCGCTATTTCAATATCAAAGCCATCGACTCTTGGATAAGGTCTGATTTATTGATGTTGACCATCAATCTCAATATAACGCTTTGAACCATTATCCATTTGATTAATATAAAATAGATCATATGTCGAAGTAAGATCTGAAACAACAACTGGTTCATTGAATGTTTCAACGTTTCTTGTTGAACCTCCATTGATAATCTGAATCCAACAAGGCAAACCTGAACGCTCACCGGTGGTTTGATTAAAGTTTTTATTATAGAATATTACTTTTCTATAGCCTTCCCACGGAGTTGGATTCTCGTCGTTTGAATTATAAGCGTCTGAAACTATTTGGTTTCCGTCCCATGATGTAAACGTAAAGCGAATAGTATTATTTGTATCGTTTGTTTTTATAGTTGCTGGTTCAGATAAAGAACCAATCTTTCCATCTTTCTCGAAAGCCCAACAGAATTCATAATACTTTTCATTGTTGAGATTGCCACCCGTTTCTGTTCGTAATGTCAAACTTAACTTTTCTGCTGGTGCTACTTGAAAAGCTGGAGAAGGAATATAAGCTTCGGCATATGAGGCTTTATAGTCTGCTCTTAAATTGACCTGTTCTTCTCTGCGAGGTAGAAGACCTGTTGCTTTACCAAACGGTGGATAAGAACCCGCGTTTGTATTGAAAGGATAATCTCTATGGCCTAGATAAAGTAATTCTAAACAATCTTCTGGGATATCATAAAATCTCTTTTTGATTTCCCAAGTAACATTTTCTAGTTCGCGAGGAGCTTTAATAGGTTCGTCAACCAATAAAAATTTACCAGATAAAATCTTATTAATTCTATATTCATAATTATCAATCTGAATATAAGCACCCTCCCATATAACTGAAGCATCTAAATTTCCCACTTTAACCAATCTATCAATAGAAGCATCAAACTCAACTCGTCTCTCGCCCTGAAACCAACTTGCTCCAACAGCCGTCGCAGGAGCGATGACGTTCTCATTATCTCTTGTTGGAAGAATATCAATATAGAACCTATAAGGGATTGTTTTCGTGGCGAAGGTCCAACGCTTGTGTGTCCAGATTTGAAGATAAGCATCATTTATTAATTGGTCTAACTGATCATTGAAACCTTGAAGATCTGGGGAATAATCAATTACATTTTTAATTCTTTCTCGGAGAGATGTAAGATTCATTATTTTGGTTTCCTTTCTATAATATAGATAAAGTCAAGTTATTCTATTCCAGGATGATAATCAGCTTGTATTCTCGTGGGCTGTACGATCATGCTCTCTATATATACTAGTCGTTTGAGCTTGGGCTATGGTAAAAAAAAACATCATTTATTTTATTCTTTTTTTGTTTAATAAAAAAGCCTCCTGGCATCACTACCAGGAGGCTTAGTTTAATCTAGTATTTTAGATTAGAAGGTCTTGACGACAAGTACAGGCGCAAAGTTAGCAACAGCAGTACCGAGACCAACACCGCAGACTTTGCCAGATGTAGTACCAGGAACTTCAATAGCAGCCTGACCGGCAGTACCGATTGGACCTACTAACGAAGAACCAGCAACAGTAGCAGCGGGTACTGAAGCGCTAGCGCAATAACCAGCGGTACAAACGCGAACGTTAGCACCAGCGGCTACTGTTTCAAGCGCAACACCGATTACGTTGGCATTACCTACGGTCGCTACAGCGGCAGCTTCAGTTACATAAAGCGCGCGGTCTAAACCTGTTTGTGATGTGTCTAGTGAAACCCAATCACCGGCGGTGATAGCACCACCAGCAAGGAAAGTTTCAACTTCGCTACGATGTGATACTTCGCTCGTAGCGGATTCGAGATATTGAATAAGAGTTGATGTAGCCATTTTTTTATTTCTCCTTAGTAGGCGTCCGCATCAAACAATACGCCTTGGCTACCAAGATGGTCACCGACCAATTGGACCTTGACATAAAGCTGTGCGGCTCTGGCTGTGGTACCAGCAACATGCTCAAAAGGAGAAACGGCAAAGTCAGCGTCCTTGTGGAAGATGAGCTTGATGCCATCAAAATTGAGGAAGTAGCCGGAAAGAGGGGCAGTACCGTAGTCGGATGAAGCATAAGAGAAGCCCATTTCTAGATCCTGCTCAACAGCAGCACCAGCAAAGGCTAGGCTCATACGTCCACCGTCTAGGGTTTTCTCATTAATGTAGCGCTCCTGAGCGAAGAGAGCACGACGATAATTCGCCATGGCCGCTTCGGAAAGGATTACAGTATTGATATCGCCCATTGGAGCAACGCTATTCGCATTGATGTAGATTTGTTGCATTCCGCGAATACCATCGGTGGAGAAAGCACCAGCAACGTCAAAGATCTGGTTGGTCCAGCCATTGACATTGTAAGTCGCCTTTGATACGCCACCTACTGAATTGGACTGATTGGCCTTTGATTCAGCTTCTAGGAAGCCGCCGGCTACAGCACCATTAAGAGTACCCATGGAAGTAAGAATTGTAGATGAACCAGCAAGAATTTGTCTGTTGAGTTCGCGACGAAGCATTCCCATGACGCTACGCATACGAGCTTCTACAATCTTTACAACGGCTTTTTCGCCGCTGTTTTCAAGTTCTTCTTTCTTGGTTATTACAATCGGTGCAGTAAAATCACACCAATCGTAGATGGCTGGTTGTAGCACGTCTTTGACGGCTAGACTTACAGGCTCATAACCGGTTGGAAGTTCAGTGATGCTGGAATGTTCAGCGATGCTTAGGGGTCTTTGAATTTTGATACCACCATCTTCAGTCTCTACGCCGCCGTGCTTACGAGCACCATCGAGGAACGCAACCTTTTGGAATAGTTCGTCAACTTCACCGTCGCGGATTGAGAATAAAGTGGAGGATAAGAGATCATTTGAAATTGCCATTTGATTTATCCTTTATAATAATTAAGTTAATTGCGTTCCACCAATTTGTTCAACGGGTTAATGAAGAAAAGTATTTCATTTTGTTGAAACGGCTGGGAAAACCTGCGCCTTCATAAATAAACAAACCGTCAAGTTATTTCACACCATTAGCTTTGTGCCATTGATAACTTTCCCAGGCATCTCTAAACTTCGGAGTTCCATTAGGTCTAGTCGTAGAACCAGTTGACGTTTTGCGTAATGTATCTCGTCTAGAAGATTTTTCTGCTTCTAACTTTGTTCTTTCGTCAGCTAGTTGTTTAGCAGAAAGTTTTGCTTTCTCAATATAATAAGCATCTTCTAACTTTAATTCTGGACGAGCTTGTAGTAGTTTGGCGATAGATAGTTTAAGT